CCACCATAAAGGTTGCCTTTGTTGCAACGTCGGAAGAAGAAACGGACAGCGTTTTGCCGGTCTTGCTGCCGGAAGTACCCCAAGAGGTGTCGATAGCACCATCCTTGTTGTACTTCGTCCAGGTATAAGTGCCCTTACCATCGGCATCGATTTCCGCACCTGCCTGGTAGCAGACAGCAGTAAGAACAGTAGAACCGACACCGTTCTTAAAGACATCACCGCCCGTGGATGTGATCACCACTTGGATGGGATCGGAGTTGTCGATAAAGGTAGCAACATCGGTGAAGGTCTTGTTGTAGGTGTTGGAGGTGGAATCGGAGTCGGTTGCTACACACTTGAACACCGCATAACTGTCAACTGCGGCAGCATATACGGTAATAGTAGCCGTAGTAGTGCCGGAGTACATACCTGTGCTGTCAGACAGTTTTCTCCAACCAGCACCGAATGCCGCATCATATCCGGCAGAGGAACTGGAAGTTACGGTGCTGTCCATCACGCCCCACTTATAGGTAACATTGGTGGTGTCCACGGTAGATCCACGCCACAGTTCTGCTTTTGCAGTAAGGGTGGCAACCTCGCTGTTCTTAAACACATTACCGTTGGGAGTGGTCACAAGCAGGTCAACAATACCGCCACCGTTTACTACACGGGAGAACGAAATTGTCAGCGGATGTGTAATGGAAAGACCCGTGGAATCATCCTTATAGGTGATTACACAACGGTAATCGATACCGGGCAAACCCGCCATCACGTTGCCCTTAACGGTCAAAATGTGGCTCTTTGCACCGCTCAATGCGTAGTTGCCGGAAGAGGTCAAAGCCGTAGTGGAACTGCCCACATACCACTTGACCGAGGTAACATTGGTTGATGTGATTTTATCGGTAGTTGTACCGATAACATAAAGGCTGGGGGTCAGTACCAGGTTGGTAGTTGACCAGTCGGGAGAGTAAGTGGCGTTGTCGGGATTGAACATCTGCGATTTCGCCAGGTTCGACCCAATGTAACCCGTTAAGGTAAGGGCGTCATTGTAGTCAATAATTGTAAACTGACCTTGTGCTTTACTCATTGGAATTTCCTCCTTAAATTCAGCCGAGTAGGCTGTTTCTTGTAGTAGTGTCGATGAGGTCGCAGAAGAAGGTTGCTCTTACCTTGACGTCATCGGAGTCAATTTCGATGGATTTTGAACCACCGAAGTGTGCATCATTCCACAGCTTATCGGCTTCGGCATCATCGGAAACCCTGGTCCAGATGAACTGGTTGTCGTCCAGGGTGTCGGTGATATTTTCATCCCAAGAGTAAACTGTGGCATAAAGGGTTGTGCGGATATTGTTGTTTTTGAAGATATTACCGTTGGAAGAACTGATAACCAGGCGGTACATCTTCTGTTCCTCGATGGTGGCAATGCGGTCTTCCACTTTCTCCACGGTTTCCGTGGTCGCATAAGCACGGAGTACCACTTCGCCTGTTTCCAAATCCCAATAGGAAGAACCATCCTGGGATTGAAGAACACCCGCCTTGATGATGTTAGCCACCAAAGAACCGGAAGTAATAAAATCAGCAACAATCTGCCCGTCAGCGGTGATTGCTGTTTCATAGGGACCGTTGTAGCCGTTTTTGGAGAAACCGAGACCGCCAACATTCCATCTCCAAACATTGACCGCTTCACCGATGGTCGGTGCATCCAAAATGAGCAGTTCATAAGGTTTGCCCGTATCGGTGTCGGTATGAATAACCACATAGCCACCCGTCTGCCCGGTAATAAGTCCCGTGGCATTTTTGATGGCCGAGTTCATAAGGGCGGGAAATCTGTCGATTTTTGTCGATGCTTCCTCTGCGGCGGCTTCGGCAGCACTTACGTTATTCAGCAAGTTTGCCTTTGCAGAGCCAAGTGTGATGGATACATACTTTTCAGCCAGGGTGTCATACACCGTGGTGATGACCTTCGCTTTTGCCGTAATACCGAGAACGCTGTGGCGGATAGTAACGGTGTCGCAAAGGGACACTCGCTCCAACACAGCCACATAGTCCGGCTGTTTCCATAGAGGCTCGAAAGCCACGGTCAAAGTTGGAACGGCTGTGCCAAGCGGATTATTTTTGAGATAGTTGTTTGCGTAGGCGCGAAGTCCTTCTTCAGTAACGGGGTTTTCTTCATCGAAGTATTCCGTGAAGTCCTTGATAAGGGTCTTTCGCTGCACAAGGGTCGTATCAGCAATCGGCAACAACACTTCCGAAAGCGTGATGACCGTTTCCGTGCTATCCTCTGCGGTGATAACCGCATACGGCAGAAGGTCGGTATAAACATCGGTCGTTTCGTTATCGTGTTCCAGATCCGTGAGGTTCTTTCCATACTCGATAACCACGCCCGTTTTTTGACCTCGACCCTGGTGATGAATGACATGGAAGTTATCCCACTCATATTCGCCACCCCATAAATCCAAAAAAGAACCTGCCACACCGCCCAAACAAGCACGGACGCTCTGCGGTCTTGCAACCGAGAACGGCTTTGCAGTTGAATAGTCGGTATGGCAAGTAAAGCCGTGAGAAGTGGCTGTGTTTTGGAAAACCCGCTCCATTGCAAGGCTTGGTGATATGGAATCGGAAGACCACTGTAACGCAGCCACCGAAGAAAGGTCGTAGGAAATGTGCTGTGCATATACCGTTATTTCACCATTGATTGGTGTAGAAATTCGGTAAATTCGGAACACCTGGTCTTTGGCGGTGTCGTTGGGTTTTGCCTTTACAAGCCGTTCTTCGGCTATCTCCTTGTAAAGGGGGCCGTTGATGGGATACTTAAATTCGCACTCGAAGGCACCGTTGCGTTCCTCGGTTACCTCGCAGGAGGTACAATCCTTCAGAACACCGATGCCGAAAGAGGCAAAGTTGGTAGCGTTGGCTTTATAAAGAACAGGAATCATATCGAACACCACCTTGGAGCAATGGACAGACCTTGGATGTCCCCGTCAAAAGAAAAAGTATTCTCACCGGGATACAGCAGCGGAAAGCCATCACCCTCAACGGTGTCGTTCTTCGGTTCGTTGCCTTTATAGCAGACCATCTGCTTGGAGTCGATTTCCACGTATTCATCGATAGCGATGAATGTAAGAGTGGTGTTATTGTCAGCCGATTGGATGGTCAGTGTACCTCTGCCGCCACCCACCACACGAATGATGGGATAGCTTGGGAACGGATACGGGTTGGTTAGGCTTTTGCCGTTGCCCACAAGCTGTGTCTTTTCTCCCGCAACGGAATAGCGGAACGGCTCACAGGAGAAGCTGATCGTGAATACTCCAATGCGGTTCAGTTCATCCTCGATATCGAGTTTCCTGGCATATACAGCCTTGCGGGTAAACTCGGTATCGTAGGTATCGGAAAGAGTGTGGTATTGGTTCAGCCCGGAGTAGAGCCAACCCTTAACGGCTGTGATTTTCTGTGATAACTCTGCGACGCTTTTTGCAGGCAGAAAGACCGAGTAGGTCACTTGCACATTAGGAAATCTGCCGTCCCCGGATATTAAATCACCATGGCGACCGGGAATGGATAAAAAGTCCGTTTCGTATTCGGGCGCAGAAAAAACATCCTTACGCTCAATGCGAATTCCCATATCCGAGGACTTAATGCCCTTATACACAAAATAATTCACGCAAATACCACCCCTTTCCGTTTTGCGAATTGTCCGGCAGTAACGAGAACCTCGTTGGTGAGCTGCTGAATATCCTCGCTTGAATAGTTGTTAAAGTTCGTAATGTTCAGCACAAGCTGAAGCACTCCGTTTTTGGCAGAGTCCGCCAAGCCACCGCTGACGGTGCCGTGAACATTGCCGTCAACATTAAAGTCCGTAGGCAGTGCGGTTTCCATATCCTCGGCAAGGCCGTGCATCACATCGTTGATGTCAGCACTCATTGCTTCGGCAGCCTTTACAGCTTCACCGCCGTTGGCATCAATGGAGCCGGACAGACCCTTGACAAGCATTTCACCGACCCAAGCCATCTCATCAGACGGAGAGTGGATACCGAAGAAGTCACAGATGCCGTCCCAAATGGAACTGATCCACCCGGACACCTTATCCCACAGCCAGGAAGCAAGTCCCTGGATACCTTCCCACAGACCTTTTACAATGTTTCCACCGATTTTTGCCATCTCACCAAAGAGTGAGCCGAAAGCCTTAACGATACCCGAAATAATCTGCGGTACGGCTTTTACGATTTCCACGATAATGGTCGGCAGATTCTTGATCAGCGAAATAAACAGGTCAACACCCGCCTTGATGATAAGCGGAATGTTGCCGATTACTGCGTTGATAATGCCGGAAATTATCTGCGGAATGGCATTTACAATGGTAGTTATTATCTGCGGTAAAGCCTGGATGAGTGAAATCAAGAGGTCGATACCTGCTTGAATGATAAGCGGTATGGCTTCCAACACCGCTGTGATGATGCCATCAATAATCTGTGGAATTGCCTCCACGATTGCAATGATGATTTCGGGAAGTGCCGCCACCAAAGAAGTTAAAAGCTGAATGCCTGTTTCGATGATTTGCGGAATAGCATCCAAGATGAAATTGATGATGCCCATAATGATTTCCGGCAAAGCCGCAATCAAGATAGGAAGTGCATCAAGGATACCCTGGGCAAGTCCCATAATCAGTTGCAGGGCGGCATCCAATATCATCGGCAGATTCTCAATGAGCGTCTGCACGATTTGGATAACCACTTGAATGATGGTAGGAATTAATGTGGGCAGAGCATTTGCGACACCCGTAGCAAGGGTAACAACTGCCTGCAAAGCCGTATCCAATAACAGCGGAAGGTTCTCAAGGATACCACTCACAAGAGCCATAACCAGTTGTAGGGCACCTTCCGCAATTTGGGGTAAGGCTTCAATTAACCCCGTAAGCAATGCGAAAATAATCTCGGAAGCCGTGTCGATAATTGTCGGTAGATTGTCAATAAGTGCCTGTGCCAAAGAGCCTACGATTTCACCCACGATTTCCAAAAGTTCGGGTAAGAACTCCATAATCATATCGAGGACTTTCGGTAGGATCTCGCCAATGACGTCGGACATCTTACCGATATCACCATTGGCATCAAGAATGCCGTTTGTGAACTCACCAAGCAAGGCGTTACCATCGGTTGCAAGGTCGGTCAGTACCGGGAGCAATACTGTACCAAGAGCGTTCTTGGCTGCGGTAGCACCCACGTTCAGATACTGCAACTGGTCATCCAACGCACCATAAGCGTTCAGCATTTCATCGCTGACCACATAACCGGCAGCACGGGCTTGTTCACCGAGTTCGTTCATCCGACCTGCACCCGCCTCGATAAGGGGGTTCAGTTCTTGGGCAGACTTGCCGAGGATTTGCATTGCCAGGGCGTTTCTCTCGGTTTCGTTTTCAACCTTGCCGAGGGCATCGATGACTTCCCAATACACAGTATCGGAGTCACGCAAACTGCCGTCAGCGTTGGTTACCGAAACACCAAGTTTATCGTAGGCTTCTACAGACAGCTTGGTGCCGTCCTGCACAGCCTTCATAGACTTGATTTGCTTTGCCATTGACTTGGTGAGGGTATCGGTCGACACATCCACCAATTCGGCAGCGTACATATACTCTTGGAGTTTGTCGGTAGCAATACCCGTTACTGTGGATTCCGTAAGAACAGTATCGGCATAAGCCGCACCTTCCTTGGTCATCTCAATAAGTGCTTTACCACCGGCAATGGCTGCAGCGGAAACGGCTGCGAAAGCGGCGGCAATGGTCGCGGCGGCAGCCTTACAAGCCGTGCCGAGTCCAGAAAACTTGCCACTGGCATCGTCGCTCTGTTCACCTGCGTTTTCGACCTCATCACCGAACTCGTCAACCTTATCCTCTGCGTCACCGAATTCACGAGAGGCTTGGTCAAGGGCATCATTGTTGTCCTTGAGTTCACGCTCCATAGTGTTAAGGGCGGCAGTAGCATTGTTAAGCTGAATCTGCCAGTTTTGGGTACGCCTATCGTTCTCACCGAAGGAGGACGATGCGTTTTCAAGAGCAGCACGGAGCGTTTCGATTCGCTGCTTTTGAGCCTCAATTTCCTTGTTTAGTACCTGGTTACGGGCGGTGAGGGCCTCGACAGAATTATCGTTCTTTCCAAATTGGGACTCAACGACCTTCATTTCCGAGCCGAGAACCTTAAAACTCTGATTGATGTCCGCCAGAGCTTTCTTGAATTCCTTTTCACCCTCAAGCCCGATCTTTAGACCGAAGTTATCTGCCATTTAACCACCACCTTTCGTCAGATTCCGTCCGGGACAATATCATCAATGGAGCGTTCCCGTTTCGGCTTGGCGATGCCAGTGTACTGTTTGTGGCACTCCCAAAGGTCAAGGAGTAAGCCAAACGGCATCAGCCACACTTCATCCCAGGAAAGATGAAGCTGACCGATGCCGTAATATAAAAGTCGAGTAAATAACTCTTCGTCACTTACTCGACCGCCGCGTTTTTTGGGTCATCCTCGCTCTGAATATTACGCTTGGTGCCCCTAAACATAGCCTCGGTGATTGCCGCCTTAAAGGTAGCGAGGTCTGCCGGAGTAGTGAGAATTTCCACATACTCCTCAGTGAGCAGGTCGCGGGGTTCATCCTTGTGCTGAATGTTGTGAACCAAAATGCTCTGGTTGGCAAGCAGAGTGATGAGCCATACGATTTCACCGATAGCCATTTCAAAGTTCTCACTCTTCATCAGCTTTTCACCCAGGTTCTCAAGACCCCCGTAACGGGCAGCGATTTCCTTGGTAGCTTTGGTGGAGAGCAAGAGAGTGTGTTCCTCATTACCGATGAGGATAGTTGCGGTGCGTTCCTTATCCATAAATCAAGACCTCCTTATTCTGTCTTTGCGGGAGTGGCAGAAGCGTAGCTGGGTTCGTACACCTGCTTGTACCAGTTTGTGATAACTTCCGCTTTGATAGCGTTGTCACCTTCGGTAGCCTCGACCTTCCAGGGATGCTTCCCAGCACCATCCACCTTGTTACGGCGCATAATTGTGCCTTCAATGGTGGGGGTGTTAAAGGTGATACTGTCACCCTTGGTAGCAAGCGCGGTGGCGGGAATGCCGAATTTTACACGGTACAGCCAGAAGTAACGGTACTTGCCGTTGGACTTCTTGGCACGGAAACCGATAGCAACGGGAGTGCCTCCGTCCTCTGCGGTAGAAACGACAACACCATTATCATCGATGGTCGCACCGGTAAGGTCGGAAGCAACGCTACCGCCCAGGTCATCGACACCGAGGGAAAGCGTACCACTTTTGAACTCCTTGACGATTTCGGCAGCACCGTCATCGGCATACAAGGTTGCTTCAGCCAACTCCACAGAAAGGTCTGCGGTCATAGCTTTGGCAAGCTGCGTGGGAGTTGCGTAGCTTTCGTTGCCCTCGGCATCCTCGGTGATTTTGGAATAAAAGAGTTTATCAAGACCGATAGTTGCCATATAGGTTATTCCTCCATTTCGTAGTGATTGGCCACATCAATGTTGTAGTGATGGTAGCCGGTCTCGGTTTCATAGCCGACATACTGTCTGCCGGTTATGGTAATGTCGGCAGCAAGCAAGGCACGAACAAGTGCATTCTTTTCCTTGGTGTAACTGCCTTTAACATACAAAGAAAGACGTGCTTCCTGCACGTCAACTTCGGGTTGGTTATCTGCGTGTATTGCAAAGGTATCCGTAAGCGGAACAACCACGATATACTTATCGGGTGCCTTGTCCGTGAATACGCCCGTTTCAATGGGAATACCCAGGGGGCTTATGATCCTTTGCATATCTGCGAGAATACTCATAATTTATCGACCTCCTCTTGAAACTTTCGCTTCATTGCCTCTTGGCACGGTGTTTTGGATGCGGATTTCGCAGGCTTCAAGAACGGCTTTGCGGGCTGACCGTGTCTGCCGTACTCGATAATATTTGCGATTTTCGCATTACTTCCACCATCTGAACGAGGCTCGGAAAAGCCGATCTTGATATTGTAATTGCCGTCACGGTCGACCTTTACAGGCGTAAGACCGAGGGAGCGTTCCAGTTCACCCGTGCTACGAGACTCAAACTGTGTCCCTTTGCCAATAACAGAAGATAGGTTGCTCTTTACTTTGGAAAGGACAACCTCACCTCCGGCTTCCAAAACACGCTCAGATATCTCGTCAGTACGATCAGCCAGCTTGGACAGTTTTTGCAGGAAATCATCCGGCATCATTACTTCAGCCTTTGCCAACAGTACTCACCACCTTTTTTGCAAGTACCTCCACATACATTCCACGGCTTTTGACGTCTTCGACAGAAGTGATGTCGAACCTGCCATCCTCGCAGACAAGGATGTGGTCGGTAGTAACGCCAATGCCGGGAATGCTACGGAAGCGGAAAAGGTCAGTGGCTTCGGAGAAAGCCGCCAGGTTAGCCCAACGCTGTGAGCCGTGCCGACCTTCTCTGTAGGCACGGACAGAAGCGAGGACTTCCTCGGAATCAACCGTGAAGCCCTCGCTATCCTTCTTCTTGGTAACGGAAACAATATCGATAAAGGTGTTCATTTTACCAAAACTCATACTCACACCTTCCAATCTCGGTCAAGCCGTAAAAGCAGATTGACCGTGTTCCATACCTGCTGTGCTGCTTGGGGGTTATCCTGGAAGAAACCACCCGTACTGCCGTCCCTCGATTCGTAAAAATGTGAGGACAACATAATAACCGCCTGCTCGGTAGTAGGCGGCATCGGGTGGTCTTTATAGTGTCCTTCCGGGATATGTTGATAACTCTCTGCATAAGCGGTGGCGGCGGTGATGTAGCCTTTCAGCAAACCGTCGTCCTCGCTATGCGTAAGAATCAGATTCTGTTTTACTCTTTCAAGCAAAGCATCCATCACCGTCACCCCCTAACATTTACGCAGTAGTGGTGCCCTTCATCTGAAGTGCCTTGATAGCCTCGGTGAGAACCAGCTTGGCATCCACACGCTTGGTGGCGAGGAAGCCAATCTGACCGGTGTCGGCATAACGCTCGTTGAGGCGCTTGAAGGTTACGCCCTGGCGGTCGCCGATCCAGTAGAAATTGAAGTCACCGAAAAGGACAGGCTTGCTTCCGGCTGCGATTTCGGGCATAAAGGGAGAAGTGAACACAGGCTTGCCGAGCAAGGTCTCGTGGTCACCTTCGTGGAGTGCCTTCTGCCACAAGAACTGACCGTCCGCACCCTTCAGCTTACGGATGGCAGCCATAGTGGAGTCGTTGAACACCCAGATAGCGTTCTCGCGGTAAGGTGCTTCCAGGCTGTAGAACAGGGAGATGATTTCCTCTGCGGTGATAGCAGTGCCGGATGCAGCGGTAACACCGATTTCAGCACCACCCTTGTCAGCAAGAACACCGAGGGGCTTGCCGACACCGTCAC